CTTCATACTTGGCGAACTCCGCCTGGTTCTCGAACTTCATTTCCACGATCCGCAGCGGGAAGCCGCGATGCTCGGACTGGAACTCCAGCTCCGGCTTCAGTTGCTTGCACGGCGCACAGGTCGGGCTGGAAAAGACAATGACTTCCTTAGACATGCTTGTATCCTTCAGGCGAACGGACGATCTCGATCTTTTCCCGATACCGTTTCTCGATGTAGAGGTTCGGCGCCAGGTCATCGACCATATCCGTGTGGGTTGTGGCCACCATGAGCGTTGCTCCTACCTTGCGGGCCACTTTCTGCAAGTTGAAGGCGATGACCTTTGCGGTCGTGCGATCCAGGACAGCCAGGAACTCGTCAGCGACCCAAACCTTCGCACCGGACTCGATGATCTTGGCGAGCTTGAAGCGGTAACGCTGGCCGTCAGACAGCTCCTTGGGCTTACGGATGAACAGGTAGGCGTCGTTCAGCCCCGCGATGCTCAGAAGGTTCAGGGCTTCAGCCGTATCCTTCCCGATCTGGTCGATCAGAGGCTTGTCGAGCAGCTCCACCTTGTCGATGTCGGCGACCTGAATGCCGGCAGCAGACATCTGGCCAACCAGCTCACGCAGGACGGTCGATTTGCCCGAGCCTGACTGGCCGGTGACATACACCACGTCGCCCTGTTCGATCTCCAGCGGTTGCTGGTCGAACACGACGAATTCCTTGTCGTCCAGACCCAAGCCGAACGCTTCAGCGATCTCCAGAACGCGATCAGTGCGCTCGACCTCGGTATGGAACCGTTTGTCGATTACGAAGGTCGTCATGCCGGTTCCTCCAGCTTCAGAATCTTCTGCCACCAGGCGACTGCCTTCGGGTTGTCTTGCCAGAACGCGACAAGGCCATTGGCGCCCTTGGTGACGAATTCTTCTTCTGCATCTTCGGCCTGGCGGTCAGGAGCCAGGTAGAAGTAGATGGCGTGCATCACTTCATGAATGAAGGTGTTGGCCAGGTTTTGCGGGGTCATGCCAGGACGCAGCGCGATCTTCTGACTGATCGGATTCATGTGGCCGAAGGTGCCTTCGGCTTCGTGATCCTCAAAGTCGCGAACTTCGACGCGAAACATATAGCAGCCGACACGGACAGTCTTTGGGACTCCCTTGTAATGGTCAATCATTGGTGACTTATCCATGCGATTAAGCAGCTTGCGGCTGCATGAGGTTCCGAACGAACTCCACAAACGCTTCCGCGCCCGTTTTGCCAGTTTCCGCTTCCACTTGAGCCATGAAGCGAGCCACCCACCGTTCGTCTTTGCCTTGGATCGCTTTGAACCCAAGTGCCTTTTCGATTTTGACCGGCTTTTCATCAGCTTCCTCGATCTTCTTGGAGGTTTCAGCAGCCTGGGCCTTCACTTCTTCATCCAGATCGACGACAAAGGCTTCAGTTTTCATTTCGCCCAAGTCAGCGGCGACCAGAAAATCGAGTTCCTTCTTGTCGAAGATGCCTTCGAGGTCGAAGTTGATGTCGGCCAGCTCGGACTGCAACAAGTCGCTGTCGTATTCACCGATTGCGACACGGTTATCAGCCAGGCGCAATGCCTTGATCTGGTCGGCGTTCAGGTCAGACGCAACAACGACAGGCACTTCGGCCAAGCCGAGCTTTAGCGCAGCAAGGCGACGACCGTGACCGGCGATGATGACGCCATCCTTATCGACGACAATGGGGTTGCCACGCCAACCGAACTCGGCGATGGACTTTGCAATCTTCTCGACCTGCTTGGGATCGTGAATCTTGACGTTGTTCTCGTATGGGATCAGCCGCGATGGCTGCCACATTTCAATCTTGGGATTGCTCATGCAACTGCTTCCTCGTTGGGAATGGGTTCTTCGGACGCTTGAGGCTTGTTCAGCACCAGGCACAGGGCGCGATCAACACCGAGGTCGATCTTTACTGCTTCAATGGCGCCCTCGTAGGAGACCGCCTCGTTGATCTGAAACACAGCCAACTTGCCCTGTTTGTCACGGGCGTAGGCTCTTGTGTCGATGGTCATGCGGCTTCTCCGAAAAGGTCTTTGAATTCGGCGTAGGTCAGCTCTTCTTCAATGTCCTCGCCCTCCCAATTACTTCCATCGACACAGGTGTCGCATTGGAAAGGGTCGAATTCCTTGTTGATGCAGCCTTCACATTCAGGACGAGAACATTTCGACATCTGATTACTCCCCTGCTTTCTTGAGCAGGAATACAAGCGCGTCACCCGCATTTGTCAGGCTGTCCTCTTCAGTGAATTTCTGGCTCTTCATGGTCTTTTCGATCAGATCAACGATCCAACCTTGGTCATCGACCGGAACCTTGAAGCGCATCACGGCATGTGTCTGGATGGGCTTCTCCTTGGGGAGAACGGGCTTTTCTTCGTCCAGATCGGGCAAGTCAAGGTCGTCGAGAGCTATATTTACCGAAGAGAAGATCGAAGCAAGGTCGGTCTCGGAATACGGCATGAAGGAAGCCAGCTCGTCAGCATTGCCAAGCCCTTCCAGAAGCTCTGCCAGTTGCAGGGTGTCGTCAGCGCCGTAGCGCCCGTTATCCACCAAGCTGATTTCTTTGGCCTTGTTGTCGTCGATGCGACCGAGATTGACGACGGGGATCGCCTTCAGGCCCATGCGCTTTGCAGCGCCAGCGCGGTGTTCGCCACCGATGATCTGAAGCGTGCCGTCAGCCAGCTCACGGACGACAACGGGCTTGAACATGCCGAAGCGTTTGATGGATTCCTCCAACTTCGCTTCGTTGTCGGGGCTGACGACGTTCGTGTTCCAGGGGTTCGGAACTAGCGAGTCCGGCGACAGCAGGGTTACTTGAGGATTGATGGACATCTTATAGAATTGATTGAGATTAAGTCACGGATGACTTATACTTTAACCCAAGCAAACACACAAGGCAATAGCCAAATGACAGAGACAGTGACAATCGCGAGCAATGCCGTCAGCGCCAAGCTGCATGAGCCGTCGCGCCAAGTAAAACTCGAAGTGCAGCGCATCCTCTCTTACCGCGTGGAGGGCGCAGAACACACCGTAGCCTTCAAGCAGGGCGGTTGGGATGGTCGCAGCAGCTTCCTCGACTTCCGCAGCGGCGTGTTCCCCGCTGGCTTCGTGCATTTCGTCGGCGCACACCTGCGCCGCAAGGGTTACGAGGTTCGCTTCGTGGCCAAGCCAGCACCGACACCGCTCGGCCCTGAGAATCCCAAGATCGACAGCTTTCCAGAAGATCCACGCTACGACTATCAGATGGAGGTCGTGCGCCGGCTGGTGAAGCACAAGCAGATCATCGCCCAAGTCGCCACAGGTGGTGGTAAGAGCCGCATCGCCCGCCTGGCGTTCGCCAGGATCAACCGCCCGACCCTCTTCCTGACCACTCGCGGCATGCTGATGTATCAGATGAAGGACACCTTCGAGAACGACCTTGGCGTTCCCTGCTCGGTCTTGGGTGACGGCCAGTTTGGACACGTCGATAAGAACGGTCAGCAGTGCATCAAGAAGATGTCGGTCGGCATGGTGCAAACGCTGATCTCCCGCCTGACCCTGCCGAACGTCGATGATGTCGGTGTCGATGCCTACAACAAGGCCGTGGCCATCAAGAACCAGACGATCAACCTGCTCTCCAAGTTCGAGTTCGTGATCCTGGAGGAAGCCCACGAAGCCTCGGGCAACAGCTACTTCGAGATTCTGCGCCACTGCAAGAACGCCCATTACCGCCTGGCCCTGACCGGCACGCCGTTCATGAAGGACGACGAAGAAGCCAACATGCGCTTGATGGCCAGCTCCGGCCCTATCGCCATCAAGGTCACGGAGAAGATGCTGATCGACCGTGGCATCCTGGCAACGCCGAAGTTCAAGATCATCAGCCTTCAGAAGAAGCCCGAGAAGCTCCTGCGCGGAACCCCGTGGCAAGCCGCTTACCGGATCGGGATCGTCACCAACGAAGAGCGCAACCAGGCGATTGCAGCCGAGGTTGTTCGCGCTGCCCGCTACGGCCTGACCTCGATGATCCTGATCCAGCAGAAGCGTCACGGTGAAATCCTCACCGAACTGCTCCAGAGCAAGGGCATCAAGGTTGAGTTCATTCAGGGCGAGAATGACCAGACAGAACGCAAAGCAGCCCTCTCCCGACTCGCCAGTGGTCAGATTCATGCCCTGATCGGGACAACCATTCTGGACGTGGGCGTCGATGTTCCCGCAGTCGGTCTGATCGTCCTGGCCGGTGGTGGCAAGGCTGAAGTCGCACTGCGTCAGCGCATCGGTCGTGGTCTGCGTGCCAAGAAGCGTGGCCCGAACACTGCGCTGATCGTGGATTTCGATGACCCCTTCAACGGCCACACCAAGCAACACGCCCTCCAACGCTTCTCGATCATCAATGGCACTGAAGGCTTTGGAGAAAACATCATCAAGGGCGACTTCGATTACGAGGCGCTCGGTTTTGAAGGGAAAGCAGCATGAGCCAACTGACATGCCTACGCGGCTACCCACACATCCTCAAGACCATCAGGGAGCTTTGGGGTGGCCCCGAGCTTGAGCTTTACATCAACAAGCTGACCCTGATGGACGAGCCTCGCGACGGGTTCCCGCCCGACGCCTTCAGGGAACTGAACGACATCCTGGACGTGCATCGGTTACTGTTTGCCAAGTGTGACAAGCCAGCCTGTTGTGCAGAGAAACGACTTGACCGTGGCCCTCATCGCTGGTAGCCTCGTAAGTCATCACTGACTAAGCGAGCCAAACATGACCGAAACCCTGTTTCTGAACTTCGCCATCATCACAGCCGTCATCGTCTGTCTGGTGTGCCTGCAAAATCCGCTGGCCCTGTTCGGTCTGCTGCTGCTGAAGGAAATGCCCTACGCCTTGATGATGCAGAGCATGATGCAAAGCTCTGACGACGAGGAAGAAGAATCCAAACCGATGGGCTTCATCCGGTAGCCAACCAAATTGCTGTTCGACTCCTCCACGCCCCTTCATGGGGCGTTTTTTTTGCATCTTATTTTTGTCGCATCTATAATAGAGCTACTTTACACATCTACACACGAAAGGAACACACAATGAGCGAGGCACAAAACAGCCCGGACTACTATGAGAACCGTGGCATTTCCCGTCAGGGCATTCTGCTCTCCAAAGACCACGCTGATCGCCTGAAGGAAATCGCCAAGCTGCACAAGATCAACACCGGCGAGGTGATCGAAGTCCTGCTCGACAACATGGAGCCGGCAATCCTGATCTCCAAGTTCGAGGCAAAGCGCAACGAACGACTCAAGAAGGACGGTCGCGTCGCAAAGGGCGAACTGACCAAAAAGATGAAAGAAGCCACACCGGAACAGCTTGCTGAAATCCAACGCATTCTCGGTAGATGACATGAACAAGTCCATCCTGATCGCTGCCCTCTTCTCCTTCATCGTCGGCACGGCCCAAGCTGCTTCCGCTGGCAAAGAGTTCGACATCACCAAAGCCGACACCTTCGAGCAAGGTGTAACAACCCTTGAGATCGCCAAGGAACAGCTAGGCGAACCTGTCTCTGTCTCTACCGATGCTGACGGCACTCAAATCCTCTGGTGGAAGTATGCGAAGGTGAATCTGTTCGGCAAAGACGTTCGTAAGCTGGCCGTCGCTTTCGACAAGGACGGCAAGATGCTTCGGATCGCTCACCGAGAAGTCCTGAAGTAGCTTGAGCTGAGTCCAGGAAAGGCCGCCGCAAGGCGGCTTTTTCATGGGCGAAGCCCAGAGCGGGGTAGGCACTTTCCTCTATAAGAATTGTTCCTCCCGACCCCCAATTTCCCAAGACCCAATTCCCCAATTTGGCTGTATAAGGACATCGCCTGATGGGCTGGCCCTGGCTGTATAAGGACGTTGGATTCCGGGTCGGAACGAGGAAGGCAGGGCCACCAAGGGCAAGCGAAGTATATAAGACTTCGCTTATCTGCAAAAAGGGCTTGCGCCCTTTTCGCTTTTGTGTTTTACGCGAATAGCGGTTCGATCAGTTCGCGCCCTTTGCTAGTCAATTCGATGTCGTTGCCCTTTGCGCCCTTGTTGCAGCTTGCAAGGTCGAGAATGCGCAACGCTTCCCGCGTGCTGCTGCGTTGCGTGCTTGCGGTAGTCGCTGCTTTGCGCATGCGATTCTTGATAACCTGCGTTGCGTCAAGCTCTGAAAATTCGATGTTTGACGACAAGCAAACAAGGGCTGCTTTGCTGATAATTTTCCCGTCATTATGCAATGCGTTTGCAATGATGGTTTGCGAGTATTCATCAGCGGGCGCAATCGAACCGCGCCCGATAGCGTCAAGCATGCGCACAATCTTGACATTTACCTTGACTGCTACGAAAGCATCACGGGCGCATGCTTTCGCGTCGTGCTGCGTTGCGTTTGCAATGTAGCTATCGAACAAAGCAGCGGGAAACTTGACCATACCCGCTTTAATGGTCTTTTCATGCTTGAACATGTAAGACAGCGTAATATCGTTGTCTTTGCTGTATTGTGCAGCGTTGCGATTCTTGATAGCGTTGAACAGGTTTTCAAAACGGGCGGTTACTTGTTGTGCGTTCATGATGTTATTACCTTTCGTAAAATGTTGTTTGTTTGTCGTTGCATCTGCAACGGTTCCCATTATACACAAAAAACAGATTGTGTATCGTTTTTCAAAAAATATTTTGAAAATAGTTTGTTTGACTTTTTGTGTATCTTGTGCTATTCGCGCATGCGCAGGCGTCGTGCGTATATTGTGGAAATACCCGACTGGCCCGAAGGGTTATATACCCGACTAGGGTAGGAGGTTAAATACCCGACTGCGCTGAGTGGTCTTTCCCGTTGGGTAGGAACAGCGGGTCGGTAGGCTAGGCGCACCGCGTCCTAGGAACTGCACTGCCTGGGTGGCGCCAGCCTGAAACGTCCTGAATCCGTGACCGCCGTCAGCCTGCCTGAAAAGCCTTAGAAATGGGTTCGCCGCCGACGCTCCTAGGCACCCTCGCCGTAAGCCAGAGGCAGCCGGCATGGCTACCTCCTTTGGTGTGTCAGCGCGACAGCGAGCGGCGATACTCGCGATGTCCTTTGTTGGCCATCTCCGACACCAGGAACTCCATCTCCGCGTCCATTTGATCTTCCTCCAGCCAGGAGAGCGCATCCGGGTCTTGTTGGCGATCCTTCGCGGCAAAGATCGCACGCCGCTGCCGTTCTTTCCGGTGGGCGTCAGAGGTTGCGGGGTTCAGTTTGGATTCAACAGCGGGCGTTGCAGAGCGGTTCATGATGGTTCCTTTCGGTGGGTTTAGTCGCAACGTGCGACAGGTTGATCGTGACCGCCCACCGCTGGACAGTCACGGGTGACTTATCGGATTAGATGAGATTGCCTTTGTAGTGGCGTTGCCCAATGGCTTCTTCCACCATGCGATGCTCGGCGGCAATGAAGAACCACCAGGCGATCAAGATGAAGGCGAAGGCGAAGATGGCTCCTGGAAGAATCGCGTTGTTAATGAGTCCCAAGAAGAGCCATGCCGGCACGGTGATAATGGAGCAGAGACCCATGAAAGCAAGAGCGATGGCGGGGATCTTCATGATGTTGCGGCCTTTCGTGTGTTGTTTGTCGATGTGTGTATTCTCTCGACCCAACACAGGCGCGTGGGTGGCTTCCGTGCGTTCTCCTCTGGCTGCGGCATGGCCTGGTGCCGCTGGACGCCGTGTGGCCCGAAGCCTAGGAACCGGAGACTATGGCCTGGCCAGGCAGCACTGGACTGCCTGTGGCCTGGAGACTATTGCTTACGCTTGGGTGGCCTGGTGATTGCCTTCTTCATCCTGGAGATGGGATCAAGCCACATGATTCGGGCCTCCATCGGTCAAAAGCATGTAGATGGCGAAGGTGATACAGATGATGCCGCAGAGAGTGTCCATTATGCGCACCCCAGTCGAACGGCGATGGAGTGGCCAATGATGCTGCCGGTAATAACGCATGCAGTCAGGATGAGTAACATTTCTACCTTTCGTTGTGTTGTTGATCGAATGACTGCATTCTTTCAAGCCAGATGAGGCGATAAACACCGGCATCAACGAAAGCCTAGGAACATGAAAGCCTAGGAACTACACATACAGGCGCTTGACGCGCCTGGTTCGATTACCCTTCGACGCTCTCTTCGAGGTCGGAGAAAACCTTACCGATCTCGATGTCTTTGAACTCGGTGGAGCAGATGTAACGCATCAACTGTGCGTAGGCACCGTTGTCGTCGAAACGCAGGATGTGTTCAGTCAGATAGCAGGCATGCGCAATGCTCGTATCAGACAGGAACGAAACCTCACCGCACTCGTTGTCGTCGAAGCAGGAATACTCAACCTTGTGATAGGCGGAGCAAGCATCTTTGTCTGCAACGAGACCGACGATTTCGACTTGAATCATGATTTACCTTTCATGTGTTGTTTAGAGAGATTGCATTGTCGCAACCGAACACAGGCAACAGGTCGGCACTCTCAAAATCACCAACTACTACATATAGTAGGCTTATAGGTAAAAACACGGGTTTTTGCCATCAAAAAGCGCCTAGGAAACTACATATAGTAGGTCGAGCTTCCTAGGCGCCGGTGTGGATTGTTCATTCCTTGGTAGAGAGTAGAGAGAAGAAGCCTAGGATCACGCCCACGAAAAAGATCCAAAATCAGTTCGCCCGCAACTCTCCTAGGCGAGCCTCGGCGCACATGGCTGATAAACGTGCCGACGTGATCCATCCTTGGGACTGCCAAAAGCTAAAGCCTACAAAACCTATAATGGGAGCATCCGATACAGGAAACCTAGGGAAGAAAGACAAGCCCCCTTACCCCCCGTAGCCTATACGTTGAGTAAGAGAAGCTGTCATTCAGCCTAAGACCCAATCGGATGAAGTATCCGCGTAAGTCAAACCAACGGCACGAAAGACAAGCCCCCTAGAAGAGAAAGAAGCTATACCCTGAGAGGCATGTTGTGGCGTTTCTGGCGACC